AAGTTACTTCAATATTGTAATGGCGCAGTATATAATGAAGATAAAGAATATGTTGAGATACATAGTAATAAGCTAGATCAGTTAGAAGAACTAATCAGCAATTATCCTGATGAGAATATATTAGTAGCGTTTAATTTCAAATCAGATGAGCAGCGCATAAAGAAGCGTTTTAAACATGCTATTACACTTAATAGTAAGAACATAAATGAAGTTGAAAAGAAGTGGTCTAATGGTGAGATAAAGCTGTTATTGTGCCAGTGTAGTACAGCTAAAGGTCTTAACTTGCAAAAAGGCGGCAGAATCATTATTTGGTTTGGTTTAACATGGAATTTAGAGAGCTATTTGCAGTTCAACGCTAGGCTTCATCGTCAAGGCCAAACTAAACCTGTTTTGATTTATCATTTAGTTGCCAGTAAGTGTAAAGATGAACAGTTAATGAAGGTGTTAAATCAAAAAAATATAACACAAGAAAATCTATTTAAAATATTGAAGGAGAAAAATTAACATGAAAGAATTACTATTAAAAATAATCTACAGTAAATATTTTTTAATCTTAATAGCAGCTTTGATTGGTATAACTTCTAACTATTTTCTTGGTGATGATAATCCGATAGAAGAAATTACAGAAGAAATCATTAAGGACGAAACTGGTTTAGAAATAGACTTTAATGATTTAGATCATGCTTAATTTATTAAACTAAATGAGTCTAATTCTTCACCGAGTAATTCGCTTTTCTCAATTTCTTTAGATTCTACAATATCGTTATTACTCGGATATATGGATTCAATAGTTTGATTAGGAAATAAATTATTCGAAAGAACTTTATTTTCAGCAATACTAGATTCTATTTTTTCTTCTTGAGCCAATATACTGCTATTAACAATACCAATCTCATTGAACATTTTACTCAATTGCTCTAACTCTAAAGTTTTATGTAAGAGTTGTTCTTTGTGTATTAACTCTGATTTGCGCAAAAAGTCAATTTCTTCATGAAGCCTTAATTTATCAGCTCTTAAATCAATTTTATCTTCTTTTAATCCCTTTATTTCATTTGTTAAAGACTTTTTTTCAAAGTTTACTTGATTAAATAACTCATCCTTTTTTGCTAATTGTTGTTTTAATATGGATAACTCTTCAATTAAACGAGGATCTTGTACTTCTTTAATCACTTCTTTAATCACTTCTTTTGTTATTATTTGGACAGGTTGGTATACAGGTACTTCTTTAATAACTTCCTTTATAATTATTTCTGGTTCAGGTTTAACTGGTGGGTTAAGCCGAGATTGAAGTACTCTTTTCATGTCAATACCTTAAAAATTAAATCTTACGCTAGCCGTTAAGTTATGTACAAGGTAATTTCTTGCGATCATACTTTCTAGCACCCTTGGTTTATTACGTCCTAGGTTTAAATAATTATAACTTAGATCAAGAGTAGAATTATCGGTTAAGTTAATATCAACACCCGCAGTAAGTTTATATACAAATCTATATACTTGTTGGCTATACATTGGGGTAATTACTTCAGAAATTCCACTCTCAGTATTTGTACCAATACCTGTAGCTTTATCTTGCAAAAAACTAACACCAATTCCACCGCCTATAAAAGGAGTAAAGATACCAAAATCAGTTATATCTTTGTATCCATTAAGCATAGCTGCGCTAATTTTTGTTTTGTAATTAAGTTTAAAAGCATCACCAGATGCATTAGTAGAAATTTCATCTGATAAGAATAGGAAGTAATGATCTAAAGATAGTTCAGTGCGAATTGACTCTGTTAAATCATAACCAGTTCCAACCTGAATTAAAGGAAATCTACTCGCTAATTTAATTTTACCATTAAGATCATTAGTTTGGAAATGGATGGGGCTTATTTGGTTTAACCCTATTCCCATTTTAACATAAAATTTCTCACCATTAGCCGCATATGCTGTTGATGTTAGTAAAAGACTACTTAAAACTGTTGTTATATATTTATACATTTAGTATATTATGAATTAATATTAGAATATTTTAAATTATAAAGTGACTATATAAAATGTCTATGAAAATAAGTAAAAAAGGAATAGATTTATTAAAGAAATGGGAACAAGCACCTAAGGGTGGGTTTGCTAGTATTTCTTATAAATGCCCAGCAGGTAAAAACACTATAGGCTGGGGACATGTTATTAAGCCTCTTGAAAAGATTGAACAACCAATAAGTTTAGCTAAGGCAGAAGAGTTATTACATAATGACGTTAAATGGGCTGAAGAAGCTGTAAATAATTATGTAAAAACTACTATAAACCAAAATCAATTTGATGCTTTGGTATGTTTAGTTTTTAATATTGGGGCTACTAACTTCAAAGCTTCTACATTACTTAAGTTTTTAAATGAAGGTTCACTAGATAAAGTTCCGGTACAATTTATGAGATGGGTATTTGCAGGTAAAGTCAGATTAAAAGGTTTAGAAAATAGACGCTTTGCTGAGATAAATCTTTGGAACGATAAAGAGCTAATAAATGTTTAGTTTCTTATTTGCAAACATAAAATCTATAGGTGCAGGATTACTCGGATTGTTTATGTTTTATGTTATGGGCAAGAATAGTAAACTATCAAAACAGAACGATAGTTTAAATAAAGATATAATGGAACAATCTAGAAATATTGAACTAAAGAAAGAGATTATAGATGTTATTCAGAAAACTAAACCTACTAATATTAGCGGTAATGTTGAGCGGATGCGCAACAAAGAACTATAATACTTGCTTAAAAGGGAGTGATTTACCAGATATGCCATTAGCTGGTGAGAAAGTAGCATTAGAAATAGAACAATTGTGTAAAAATGAACAAGATTGTTTTAACTTAAATAATTGGCTAAATGAACTTAAACTGTTTAGAAAACAATATTTAGTTTATATAAAAATTTAAAAATAAAAATATATGAAAAAGATAGAAATTGACCAACTAACTAAGAATTTAATTGAGGAAAAATATAAGCCTTTAGTTGATTTCACAAAAAACGCTGTATTCTTATATCAGGAAAAGATTTTAGCTATGGAGAAAGAATTAGCCGAAGTTAAACTTTTAAAAGATAAAGAACCAATAGATTATAAATTTCCACCTAAAAGTCATATTGCAATAAAGTATCATTATGCTCATGCTATGGATATTTATGAGAAAGTTATGGAAGTATCAGTTTTTATGCGAGAAAACGGATTAATTGAAATAGGGGATATTTTAGTAGAAGGTGAAATGCGAACAACTGGTATTTCTATTTTTAAATTTTGTAAAAACATTATAAGAAAATTATTCAACATTGATGGGGATAAAATTGAAAATTTTGAGTTAGAAATAGATACATATTCGGAAATTTCTTCATTAAATTATGGGGATAAAATATCTGGTTATGATGAAAAAATAGGCTACTTTAATATTAAAAATGAAATTTTAGAATTAAAATCAACTAATGATTTTGGCTATGAAGAAACAGGTAAAATGCCAAAAATAGCTATTTTATTATTAGATAAACTAGCTTTTGTTGAAAATTTACAAAAAGGTATTATTAAAATACATACTTCTAGCCATGACAAAAATGGATATATAATGATGTTATCACCTGAATTTATAATAGAAATTACACAAAAATTAGATACAATATTTTTATATCCGATAAAAACGAGTGAGCAAGAAACTCAAACTGAATTTAACTTGTTAGAATTAAAACCTTCAAATTTAAATAATTTTGAACCAATAGAGTCCATGGGAAATCTTGAAATAACAGAGAATGTTAATAATTAGAGGTATATACCACTTTTACGTAACCATGCCCTAGCGTTATTAACATCATGGAAATTATTCAGTCCATACAAACCTTCAAGTTTTATTCTATCTAGTATTTTAGGATGGTTCATAACTCGCATATCAGATGTATCACCATATCCACCAGTAGTGCTAATGACGTTACCTGGATTATTTTTAAAGAAAGAACCATTTCTTATACTTTCTTTATATGCAGCTTCTTGTATTGCATTTTGACGATACCATTCAGCATCGATTTTACTTTGTTCTGCTGCTTTTCTATTTATTTCCCTAACTTCCTCCTCATGCTTCATTCGTTTTTTCTGCGCTTCATAATCATTTTGAGTTTTTATTTGCGATCTTGAATCGGCAAGTTCTTTTTCTAAATTATTATATCTGCCTTGTAAATCTGAAATTTCAGATAATTTTATACCCTGATTACCAAAATGATTCTCTATACCATCAATACCACTATTATAACCAACATTAAATCCTGTTTTAGTAGCGTTACCAAGTAATCTAGGTTGCTGATATCCTTTTTCATTTTGATATGCTTTGTATAGTTGTTCGTTATTACCTTGATCGTTTTTCCACTTCTCAATACCTGTGGTATTAGTGCGCTTGACATCATTAAGCATGTTACCAAATTCACTATTAGCTAATTGGTCGTATTGATTTAGTTTACCAATTTTATTTATTGCGTCACTATGTTTGCTATTAACACCTGACATTAGTTCGTTATTTAATGTTTTAGCAGTAGTACCATACGCTGCATTATTTAGTTCCTGCATGCGCTCAGCTGCTGACTTAATATGAGATTGACCACCGTACATACCTTGTTTTATGTATTTAGCATTTAATGAAGTCATATCTGCTTTAGCTTTTTGTTTTGCTTCTTGATCTATCAGCCTATAACGAGGTGCTAATCTATCAGGTAATTCACCATTTATAAAGTTACCGACATTATTTGGATCATTAACTAATTCTTTTCTTATGTTCTTACGCTCAGCATAATTTTTATCTTGATAACTAGGGCTTATATTTTCAGCTAAACCATATGACGTAGCCATATCAGCATTAATCGGTTCTGCTAATTTACCAGTATAAGTTGGTGTGTGTAGATTTGGCGTAGTTGATTGTCCCCATTGATCGACAGGTAGTGAAGTGTCAACACCATAGGCTTTTAGTGCCATTTCTAATTGTTTGGCATTATTGGCTAACAAATCAGGGTGTTCTTCATCCATGTTAGTTCCGTCCAATATTCGCTGTAAATTAGATAGGCGTTCGTAAGGTTCTCTTTTTTCAGCTTCAAATCTAGCTTTTTCACCTGTTAAACCAATGTTATTAATACCATGCTTTTGTGTACCAAACTCTTTTTGCATGCCGATTAAATTACTCTCACGAGCTTGTTTGCCCATAGATGAATTAGTAATTGCATTAAATGCAGTGCTATTTTTATTATGCTCTAAATCTTTGATTTTATCGTTTAATTCTTCTAAATCAACTTTAGTGTCATCTAAACGTAATCCAGTATCATTGTTAAATCTATTATTGTATTGGGCACGATAAGGGGCAAATGAGGATTGAAATTGCTTCTCTAACCTTCTTCCCGTTATATTCTGATTAAAACCAGTATGTTTATCTCGTAAACCCGTTAATAGACCTTGAATATTATCAGGGGACATTCCCTGGTTAGGTTTGTTAACTAATGTGTTTAAGCTATTACTATACGGAATTCCTTTTTGGGTTCTTCTTGCTTCTAGTTCCTGTGCTTTTTGGGTAAGAGAAGACATAGGTGATACAGTTTTACCTGTATAAGGAGTATAGTTAGTATTACCTAATCTAATCGAATCCCTAGCTAATATTTTTCTAGCAGCATCTTGAAGTTGTCCGTAATCTAATGAGTTTTTCATATTTAGAATCTAATTGGTTGTCCAGTGAAATTAGGATTATTATAATAATTTATCCATCTACCCGATTGAGCATATTCTTGCGGAGAACTAACTCTATTGTATAAAGGCTCAATATCTATTCTTTCTTCTGGCAAAAACTTTTTACGAGAATTTCTTCTACGAGCTTGTTCCATAGCCAGCTCGTATTGTTCTTGCTCTGCCATTTCAGCAGGAGTTAATCTAGCAGCTAACATTTCTTCTTTACTTGCTTTTCCTCTTTGCGCAGGAGTTAGCTCTTTCTTTGGTTTAGGTGCATTAATTCTATCATAAAGAGTAAGTCCAGTAGTACCTAATGACAATAAATTTTTAGGTTTAGTCATATAATCCTTGGAATTTCTACCAAGTTTATCCATAAAACTTAAATTATTATCCTCATCACTCTTCTTTCTAAGATATTTTTGTAATTGGTTTTCAAAATCACCATCATCACTATCATCACCTGCGCTAACACCGCTTATTTTATTACCCCCCTGCATACCTGACATAAGTGCATTACCACCATACGCTGCTGTATCATTACCGCCAAGACCAATAGAAGGTAATAGTGCGTTAACATTGCCATACTTAGTTAATGTGTGACCAACACCTTTTGCTCCCATAGCATTTGCACCAGTACCAGCTAAGCCAGCTGCTGTCGGTAACATTGCGCCCATGGCAGCACCTCTAAGAGCTGCTTGTCCAACATCTTTGCGACCACGCACTTTAGTGCCGAATGCACCACCAGCAGCACCACCAATAACTCCTCCAATACCTGGTAAAATCATATTACCTACAACTGCACCAACACCTGGACCAATTACACTTTTAAACCATTTTTTAGGGTTACTAAGAAGTCCAAATTCAGGAAGACCTGTTTTAGGGTTTATTGTACCGCTACCACCAGCTCTTTTAAGCATTTTAGCTTCTAAAGGGTTTATATGCGCTAAGATAGTATCGCCGTTACGACCCTTCTTACGTACTTGCTCTAATATGTAATTTAATTTTTGCTTTTTCATATCGTTACTGTTTAACCTTAATCATTATAATATATACAGCCTTTGCCCATTCTTGCCAATCTTTAAAAGAATCTGTCTTTTTTGAGTTCTTTATTCCCGTAGCTGATGGGATACCATTAGTTCTAAATATCCCTGTTCCAGCAACATAGTTAGCCCATTCTTGCCATTTATTTTCATCATATAAAACAGGTAATCTTTCATTTTTATATATTCGTAGTAATTCTGCTGCCCATTGTTTTATTGATATATATTGTGGAAAAGGTAATTGTGCCATTATTGACTATCCCCTTCTTTAAAGTTCATTAAAACAGTACCAACATCATAAGGGTAAGCACATGAAAATGTAATGTTCATAAATCTACCTTGTACTCTAAAATCTATTTTACCTAAATTAGGCTCATCTTCATCTGGTAAATTTGCTAAATTAAACGTAATTGGCGCAGTACGTGTTATACTAGTTCCAGCATATTTTTGATAATTAACTGTAATTTCAAGAGTATCATCTTCTGTGCGTTCATAGTTAGCTGTTGCAGGAAAATCAGGCTCTATTTGATCTAGCACAATGTATTTTTCTATCGCATTACCATTTTTAGCTGGATTGAACGTTACAAAACCATAAAAAGGAGTAGTAAAGAAAGAAGGTATAGGTATAGTATTTACAGGAACATTAGCTCTAACTTGTAAATTAAATGCTATTAAAAAATTATTAGCAACGTTAGGATCAGCTATTAATCTATATGCCCGTGCAGGTTGCGCACCAGGAATATCAAATGTTAAAGTTTGACTGCCAATAAAGTTTTGAGTTGAAACATGTATTTGATTCCAATTTATAAGATCTAGTGAAGATTGGATATTACAAAAATAATTGTTTTTTGTATCAACGTTAGCATTTGTTATTTCGATTCGTGAAATAGTTTGTAAATTACCTAACCCATAATCATACATTAAATTTGTATTTGGAACTTGTCCATAAGGTTGGTTAATAACAGGAGGAACTAAAAATGCCCTCTGAGGATTAGGTGGACCACCACCATCGTTAGTAAGTCCAGTATTAGATGAAGCTACACCACCTAAAGTACGTTGGTAAACAAACCCTCCACCTCTAACTTCTGCAACACCAACTTCTTGTCTCCATATTTTTTTATAATAAACATCTGGATCATAAGGGTAGTTAGTACAAGCATCCCCATAACTAAAAATATCACCTGTTCCTTCATAAACAGTTACGCAATCTCTTTGGATAGCCGTATCATACCAACTATTCTCTCTAACATTATAAACAAGTTCTCTAGTGCAACCAATATTAGGATTATTTCTATTGCCATACTCAGGATACGCCCAGCGTACTTCTCCATATCGAGCTATTTTATAGCCGAATATTAGTTGCCTTTTACCTAAGTCAACATTATCAAAAAAATATTCTAAATTTATAGTATTAGGTATACTATCTACAATGCCGTTATATACAAATATACGATCAGTACCAAGCCAGAAAAACAAACTGTCATACTGAACTATTGATCTTGATGACATTAACGAAGAATTATTAGTAACTACTTCTTTTTGGAAGTCTACAGGGATATTTACGTCTCTACCATCAGCAACGTTTGTTAAATAGATAACTGAATTTGCTGTCCAAAATAAGAAACTTGGAGCATTACTCCCACCTCTTACACTTGCTCCAAAAATAAGTTTATCTGAAGATATGGTATAAATAGCCGAATCACCTCCATCAAAAGATAATGGATCATTTGTTCTACTTCTAAGAATAGTGCCGTTATTCCCATATAGATATAAACATGGAGCAGAATATAAGATACCGCCAGATATTAAGTTAGCATTATCACCAATAGGAGCATCTACTAATTGATTATCATTGTTTAATAATTTCCAAGATAATGTGCCAGGGAAGGTAGCAAGCATGTTATTTGCGTTAAGTGTTCGTAAGAATGCAATACATGGTTGTAAATCTCTAATAAAGACAACAGATGTCCATGTAACTAAACCTACATTAACACCATTATTTAGTAGTTCTATATCGTTACTTAAGGTGTTAGTATTTAAGTTTAAATTTAATCTATTTACTGTATTTCCAGTTGCATAGAATAAATAAGTAGTATTATTTGTAAATTGAACATTTAAATATTTTACATGTTGAGGAGAGTTTATTAATTCTCTTTGCCCCTTCATCTTTTTTATTTTACCACCAACAAAACGTATCCATTGACCATCAGTACAATATTCATCTTGGAATGTTGTACCATCTCTAAGGATACCAGCTTTGTAAAGTAAAGGTACTCTCATATTAAGATTTATCTCGCATAACAGTTCTATCAGTAGTTCTATCAACATTCATTCTGTTAATAGTTTCTAATTCTTTACCGAACATCATTTCGTATTTATTTCTAGATTCTTCATTGTTCAAAAATAATGAAGCTTCCATTAAGCAAGAATAAAGTAATAAATTAGGATATCTTTGAGTTAGGAAATTAGTATCATGTGTCCCATCAAATAAAGGTATACCTAAGTATACTACAATTACACGACAATCTCTATTGGTTGCAGGTACTACATTCCAAGATCTATATGTTCCATTAGCATTAATTGCAAAATCATAATAAAATTTAGGTGTTCCAACTGCCGCAGCAACAGGTTGATATGTTATGCAATACTCGTATGTTCTTGGTAATAAATAAGTTATAGATCCTGCATTTACTAATCCCATACTAATTGTTTCACGCCAATTACCAGGTTTTTCTATTGTAAAATTATTATTAGCTAAGGGAATGTCTTCTACAATTTCAAATCCAATATCTTTAGCGTTATTGTAAATTCTAATAATACCTTGCTGAATAATATCAGGTAATTTAGCTAAATACGGCTCATCAGTACGTAACATGTATGTTTGTAAATCAGATGTTAAAGTAGCGTAATTCATGGGAAAAGTTAACTAAGGTTATATTTAACAATTATTATATCATAAATATAACCTTAATACAGCTAAAAATACCAATATCGGGAAGACGGTAACTGACATAATTGTTACACAAAGAGGTCTATGGGAATATCAATAGACCTCTATTTTAACTTATGCGTTTCCAATGGTTTTTAAAGTTAACGCTTCACTTATTTGCAATGCTTTTTCTAAGAAAGGCAATGCTTCAACATCTCTTTCCTTAAAATATTTATGAGCTTTTTATGGTAACCACACATCTTCTACATGGACTTTAAATTCTTCCAAGTATTTATTCGGATACATTTTAGCTGATACTAATCTGCCATCTGGATATCTGTGCATATATGTTGGCATATCATCAACGTCTATACCTTTATCACGGAGTAGTTTAGCAAACAATTTACCTTCTGAAATATCAGGTACGATGTTATCGGGTATAATATATCCAGCTCTTTCCATCTGTGCATATACAATCATTGTCATTTCTTGAAGAACTGAGAAATGCCCTTTAAGAATTTTGTGTTGATTCATCATGTATCTTTTGAAATGAGGCGTGTTATCCCAGCTTTTAGCTTTTGGTAGGTTTTTACCATTCATCCAATCAAAAACCCACTCAGTAACTTTTACAGAAAACTCTGGTGATAAATATTGTGCTAAATGAATTGCCACTTGTGGGTGAACCCATGTACCTCTTATCTCATTCTCACCAGTCATTATTTTCTTTACTAAGAGGTCGGTCGGAATTTCCGACCTAGCTGATAAAGCTGTTATAAACCTCTTCGTAGTATCTAATTCATTGTAATGTTTAAATTCCTTATTAAACGCCTTGCACATTGCAGTAGCGTTAACATACCCATCAGTGGAACGCATATAAATAAGTTGGCTATCTTCTTCGTGCGTAATGTATGATGTTGTAGTTAATTTAGTATTCGTCATTTGTTTTTCCTTTATTAAAAATTAAATAAAAAACTGACTTGATAATAGATGGAAAATGAAATATAATTTGATTATAGATTTATCCGTCTATGTCTGCGTCAGTTCTCACACATTTGCAGATTTAAAAGCCAAGTTTAAACGCTTGGCTTTTTATCATATTTATTATATCATGTACGTATTAATTAACAAATACAAATCATGTCAAAATCCAATACCAAAATACCTTTTAAAGTTTCAAATAAAAACGAAAATGAGATCGATGTTAACGTTCTGCTAAATGATCCTAAATCATTGCATAAAATGTTGAATAAGAAATCAGATGATAATGATTATGTTCCAACTGGTGCAAATCCTAATAAGCTTAGTAATAGACCTAAAAACCCATATAAAGGTAGACCTTACTATTATGATGAAGGTCTTTGGGGAGGTAAATCGCCTGAAGCAGGACAGCATTTTAAGTTAGGGAATATAAAAAGAAGAACTGAAGAAAAACAAGAACGTAAAGCAAAAGAACAGCTTGAGAAACTTAAAGCTATGCGTCCTGTTAAAAAGAAAGAAGAGATGGATGATATTCCTGAATTTGCACCTTATGCGAAAAAGAAATATAGCGATAAAAGAGAATATAATAAAGCTGGTGAACTTTTAAATAAAGGTGTTCGTACCGTGCAAGATGGCGTATATGATACTGTTGTAAAAGGGCATGATAAAGCAAAAGAACTTATTAGTGATTTTATAAAAGATAGTAAGAAAGATGGCGTAGGTGAAACACTACGTGATAGAGGAAATAATATAAAACATATTATTGATGAATATGTGAAAAATAATGAGTTTTTACAAAGACAAAATAGAGGTGCTAAAAAAGTTAATAAATTTTTAGGTATAGATAAATATCTAAATAAGGAAAAAGAACATGAGTAAATATTCTATTTGATAATATATAAAGTCAAAATTATTTTTAAACACTAACTTGTTTAAATAATGAAAAATAATAAAGTAGATAAGTTTTTGAAAGCTGATTTTACCATACATCAGCTTTTCTTTTACTAAATATAGTAATAATATAAAAAAATTATGTTAATCTCAAACATCAAACTTCGCAACACTATCTTCAAAATTAGGAAATTGTAACAAAGCAAATCCAGTACCGCATTCAATTAGTTTATACGCAAGTTCTGGTTCATTGTAAATTAATCTTCCAAATGCAATTAGAATACATACATTTTTTATAAAAGGCTTGTGTTTATTAAACCACTTAGTTATTTTTTTCATCATCTTTTTTGAATAATATGTTAATTAATTCAGTTTTTAGAACTGGGTTTGAACTTAGTTCTTTTGTTAAACGTTGTTTTTCAGTTTTAGGTATTCTACCTAATCTTATTAATTCATCAACAAATTCTTTTTTAGTCATAGCATCATACACTCTTTGGGACTGTATTACTTTTAAAGCTCCACCAGCAGTTGCTCCTATAAGACCCCCTATATAACTACCATAAGTAGCCCCAATTGCTCCTCCTGCTAATGTTGGCCAATTATGGAGATGTTTTGTTATATCATATTTATTGTGATGATAATCTTTATGTTCATTTGAAAAGTTTAAATTTGATTTATTTTTCAAATCTTGTTCAATAATTCGATTATACTTATTTCCTCTTGTGCGAATATTTTTAGTTAAAAAACTTACCATTTCTGGCGTATACAATCCGCTTGCATGAGCATTGTCAATTTCATTTAACATTTTTCTAATATCAAAGTCTTTTCCATTACCATTTAAAAGTCTTTTTTGAGATACTAATCTTTGTATTGTTCTAAAATCCTCTTTAGCGGCACGTGTGTTTTCAGCTTTATTAAAATCTTTAATCTTTCTATTATGCGCATAACCATAATCAGCAAAACTTTTAAGTGGTGGCTCACCTAGACGACTTCTAGTCTCAGCTGCAATTTCTTTTGCAATTCTAGCATCAGTTAATGCGTCTTCTTCAATTATGGTAAGAGGTTTTTCCATGTTAAATAATTTTTGTAAATCCGAAACTTTATTACGATCGGTTACTGCATTTTCTAATGTTTTTTCAACATTCAAATCATTAAATAATTTTTTAAATACTTTATTCTGCTGATATGGTTTGTAAGTTGTATTATAATAGTTATCAGCATCATAATGTCGTTTCATAAATTCTGAATTTCGTATTGAAGAATTAGTTGTTAAATCATCATCTATTGCTTTTTGAACACGCTTCAATAACATTAATTCCCTACTTTTTAATCCACCAATTTCAGCAGGTGCGCTATTAATAACTTGTCCAATTGCACGTTTTTGATTTAATACATCTTGAATATTTAACTTACTTTGCTGACCTATAGTATTATTCAAATAAGTAATATAATCATTCAATTTACCTATACCAGAACCTTTACCTACTGGAACACGTGTTTGATCAAGCAAAACTTTTAATGCCTTAGTTGTCTCAATAGGCTTAACATAATCATTTGAACTAACCTTTAAATTGCGATCAAGATATTTAGCATCTTTAACACGTTTAATAGTGTAATAATTTTCTATTAATTTATTTTTAAGTAAATTACCTAAATGATTAATATTTGAACTTGGGTCATGACCATCATATTTTCCGAAATTTTTCTCTAATATTTTATAAACATCAGCTCCTATTCCCTTTTTCATTTCGGGAAGTAATTTCTGATATTCTTCCGTGGGATTATTTCGTGCAATTTTAAACGGCACTTTATTATCTTTATAAATATTAAATGGACTTAACCCTTCTTCACCAAGTTTTATGAAATTTTCATCTAACGTATTATCACCCTTATTTATTCTTTTTGCTAACCAATTTTCAGTAAATGAAAGACCATTAGGATTCTTATTTGTAATAGCTTTAAATCCACTACGGACTCCTTTAGCTGCACCTTTAATTCCACTATAAATACCTTGCCCAACACTTGCACCAATTGTCATTGGAACTATATCTGTTGCTATATCATAAAGCGCACCTTGTGATGGTTTTTTATCACCCCACTCATCAGTATTGACAAACCCATGACCAGCACCTGCTCCTGCAAACGCTGCTACATTCTTCCCTGTTATTGGAGTTTCTAATAAATTAGCTACCTTTGGTAATTTAGGTTCTTTCCACCATTGAGCAACTTTATTTCTTAAACCTTTTACAGCAGGGCTTGCTACTTTATTTACAACTTTAGCTCCTCTTGCAAGATATTTAGCCCCAGTACCTATAGCATTTGCGGGAATCAAATCAGTTGCAAATTCACCAGCTCCTCTAAGCATTGCTGCCCTGTCATCTCTGTTTTTTGTTGCTAATTGTTTTGAGTTTTTAATTTCATGACTAAGGTTTTGATTCCAATATTTATCAGATAAGTTTTGTAAATCCTCACCTGCGTTATTCGCATATTTAGCTAAACCTTCTGCACCGATAGCGTTTAACAATTTACCATGACCTTTAACATATTTTGAACCTAAAAATGTAACTGGAGCTGCTACATAATTACTTGCAAGATCAGGAATATTAGCTAAACCTCCTCCAACACCTTGTAAAAGCTCTTTGCCTCTATCGCCCCAAGTTGATATATGTGGGAGATAACGAGATCCTTTAAGACCTGTGTCAATATCAGTATATTCTCCTTTGTCCAAAAGAGCTAATCGCTCCTCAGGATTTTTACCTCTTTTTTTCCATTTTTCTTTGAATTCTTCTAGAGGTACAGTAGGGTTATACTTAGGGCTCATCCATTCACCTTCACCAAGTCCAGTCCAGTATAAATCTGGAGCGGTTGTTGGTTTTCGTTCATACTTAGATATATCTATTTCAGGCTTTCTCTCATACCTAGATAGGTCTATGTCAAACTCAGGTTCAACTATATGCTTTCTTTCATACTTAGATATGTCTGTTTTTCCCATATTATTGTCTTTGTAAATATGGATATTTCCTTTGAATAATGTCTAAATCTTCAGGAGGAACATCAAATATTTTATTTGTATTAGGGTCAATAAGAGTTACTATATTGTTAGAAGAAGGTTTATCACTTGACGTATTAGCTTTTATATGAGCTTCAAATGTCTCAACCTCATCAGGATTTATTTTTACTCCATACTCACTACTTAGTTTTGCAGCTTTAGTATATAAATCTATTTCTTCATTTAGATACTTCATCTTTTCTTCTATAGTCTCAAGCGAATCTCTATCTACATCAGGGAAATTTTCTTTAAGTCGGTCATACATCCCTTGAGTTAAAGATTTACCTGTCTTAGCAACCTCTAACATCACAGTTACGTTACCTAATTCAGCTTTAAATCTATTTCTTAAAGCTGCCTCATCTTTTAAACTTTGATTACCTATAGCTAGCCCTACACCTTCTTTGACAGGATTTGCAAATCTAGTCATAAAACCACCTACAGGTCTAATAAAATTATTAGCACTATTCGCAAGAAAAGCTTCTTTAGACTTTTTTGCATTATCATATGCTAATTTAGTGTTACCAGTAGTCGTTCTTAATTTTTCAGCAGCTCTACGCTCAACTGCGTCCATCTTATGATAAGGTTGTCCGTTGATAACTTTTATAGGGTTCTTTTCTTCTTTCTCAAGCTCTTTTAAATAAACTTTATAACCCTCAGCTTCTCTTTTTGCCGCCGCTTTTGCAAAGTTAGCCAATATTGATTCTTTATGATACTCTCTTTGTTCAGCTAATTGTTCCCGTTGAAGCTTCATCTGCTCTGCTGCGTGTTCTCTCGCATAAGCGTTAGCCTCTAATGCAGCTGCTTTAGCTTCTTCTGCTGCTCTTAATTGTTGAGCGTACGCAATCATCTGTTTATTCTTTTCTTTTGCTTGATCCTCATACGCATCATGAGTCTGGATAGCAGGTGATAAGGCTCTTCCTACTTGTGCAAAATTAGCCATGAAACCTTTTACTTTAGGCATAGGAGCTATATTCTCGGCAAAAGTAGCCATGGACTCACGCATAGCCCTATCAGACTGATCGTCATCCATGTCCAATGACTGCTTAGCACTCTTAACAGCTCTCATTATGCCTTGATCAAATGGATCTTTTTTAGGCATGTTCTGCTGCATGTGCATTTGCCTAGCTAAAATATCATCCATGTGCATTTTTTGATAATTCATGAATTACTTTTTATATTTTCTTGGTTCATAGCTTCTTATTAGAACAGACAGCTCCCCGAGCTTTAGACGATAATGCCTACCGCCTCTAAATTATTTAAACCTTGATTTAAAATGTTTATTGAAGCATTTAAATCTCGATCCAATATAGTATCGCAATTTGGACAATTCCATGTTCTATCTTTTAATAATAGTTTAGTATTTACAAAATAGCAAGAACTACACATTTTACTTGATGGAAAAAATCTATCTATCTCATAATATGTCCTACCTTTCCATTTACTTTTATATTCAAGTTCTCTGTGTATTTCATGCCATGATACATCCCCAATAGATTTAGCTAATTTATGATTCTGCATCATTCCTTTCACGTTCAAATCTTCTGCAATTATTACTTGGTTTTCGTTTGTAATTGCAGCAGTTATTTTGTGAATATGATCTTTTCTAATGTTCCTTATTTTCTCGTGAATTATAGCTACTTTGAGTTTAGCTTTTTTTCTATTGTTACTCCCTTTTACTTTTTTAGATAATTGTTTTTGTTTATGTTTTAACTTTTTTTCTAAACTAGATAATGGTTTGATATTTTTATATCTTACGCCATCAGAACAAATTATTAGGTCTCTTATTCCTAAATCTATACCTATAGATTTGTTAATTATTAAGGCGGGTTGTATTTCTTTCTCAACAATTATAGAAATATAATATTTATTTGTAGTAGTTTTAGACAATGTTGCCACCACAAAATTTCCATCTAGTTCTCTATGTTCTTTAACCTTTATTCCATCTCTAAATTTAGCAAAATAGATTTTATTATTTTTTAATTGAAAACTTTGAGGAATTGTAAACGATTGTTTAGAATCTTTATTTTTAAAATTAGGGAAACCATGTATTTTTTTAAAGAACATTCTATAAGAAGTATCAAGATGCTTTAAACTAGCTTGCAAACTTTGGGAATTACATTCTTTTAACCATTCTTTTTCTTGTTTTAATAATGTTAGTTGTTTACAATTGTCATAATAACTTAAACTACCATGTACTCTTTTTGCTTCTATATCTTCTTTATTTTTTAAATAATATTCTTTTCTTTCATTTAAAAAATAATTCCACACAAAGCGAACACAACCAAAGTGCTTAGATAATAAAATCTCTTGTTCTTTGGTTGGGTATATTCTGTATTTATAAGAAAAATGAGTTTGCATTTGTATCTATTTATACTATGATATAGTTATAGTATAAATAGATGATATTGTCAAATTATTTCTAGATAATAGGTGTCTCAACAAAAGTTGTATAATCAATAGTGCAATCAAAATTCTGAGTAATCCCATTTGAATAACAAATTAATTCAGTAGTATATGTTACTCCATTTGTAATCATAACAGGTAAAAATATTTTAAGTCCAAATAAAGATACTAAATTAATTGTACTTTTACTATCTGTCTTACCAGTTGTAGGAGCTTGTACTTCAACATTATTTATCATAAATCCTTGTGTAGAACTAGAATCACTACCAATAATCTTTTTTACTAAATTAATTCTAATATCATTATTACTTCTATTACAAATAGTTATAGAATCAACATATAATGTATGGATACTAGATTGCAAAATTATCTGCTGATTATAGCTCAAATTAGGAAGTATACCAGTAGAATAATTTATAAAATTCATATAATTAGTATACTTAACCTACTAATTTTTCCAAAGAATCTAGTTGTTCTCTTATTAATTTAATATTAGTTGTTACTAATATTTTACGTTCAGGGGTACTTATTGTTGCTTCACCTGAAAAATATAAAACACTATCGCTGTACAAAGCTTGTACATATTTTGGTAAAAGTTTTAAAATTTCTTCTGTATTCATAATTTTCTCTCTTTAATTTATTTAACAACAGGTGGCACATAACTTGTTAAAAATTCTCTAATTTTAACAATGTCATCTTCTAATTCTACTAATGTTTTTTCAGAAGCCTCTTTTAATTCCACAAGTCTAGAACTATTTAGATCAATATCACTTCCAAATATTTGCCAAGTCCAATTTCTTAAATTTTGAGCATCTGACATAAACCAAGAAAGATAGTTTACCGCTTCTGGGTTCATTGGTTTTATTATAGGATCTACTAATTGATTAACTTGTATAAGATTATTATTTTTACTCATATATTTCCCTATATTATAAAAGACATTATAGTTTTTTATAATAATATTGCAATTAAATAAACTCTACTACCACTCTTCCGTTGCCGCCTCTTAAAGCGTTAAAAGTAGTACCATTAACAGTTCCTATATGTCCTGCCCCATATCCACCAAGAAAATCATTATCAGATGATGCTGTAGAGGAAATGTTAGTGCCACTACTAGGAGAAACATCAGGGAGTATTGTACTATAAGGTAAACCATAATTAATATATGAAGAACCTCCGCCCCCACTTCCGTATCCAGCATAAAAACCACCTCCGTAATACCCATCACCTCCTCCTCCAGTATAAGCATCATATTGTTGAGGAGTTAAAAAACCTGCTCCTTGACGAAAACCAGATTGATTAAATCCTGGTGGCGGTGATGACCCACTTGTACCACCAGCGGAACTTTTACCCCCCGTACTAATACTACCATTTATAGTATCTTGACCTGATCCATTATTACTACCTCCAGCTCCACCGTGTAAAGAAGAATAGCCACTACCGCCACCTCCTCCACCTGCTATAGCTACTATAGTACCACTACTTGAGCCGATACGTACTTCACTTCTTCCACCACCTCCTCCGCAATATTCACCGCTTAAACCAGTACCCCACGAACTCCCACCACCACCATTAGGATATCCTCCGTATCCCGCCCTGCCAGATGCAGAACAGACTCCACCTTCGCCACCCTGCCCAACATTGATAAACAAAGATTGACCTATATAACTTGAAGTATCAAACTGAAATATTAAATATCCACCAGCACCACTATTTCCTCCATTACTACTGTAGACGCCTTGTCCACCTCCAGCACCTAGTATTTTCAATCTACAAACATTTGTTGCGCTAGTCGGTATTGTTATAGATTGAATAGAACCTGTATGATTAAAAATAGTTTTGAACACAGGTGCAGGGACGAACTGAAAATTATTGATAACTTGAGCCAAGTACAGTCTTCCTGATTCGCCAGACCACTTAAAGATAAGGCAATCAACTGCATTTGCTCCACTAGAAAGCGGCATTAACGAAGAAGTGCTACCAGCTCTATAAATGCTATAAATGTTTAAAGTTCTGCCACCAGTTGAGTCTTGTTTTACAAACAATGTTAAAGTAGATTCTTGATTCCAGTTGATACTGCTTATAAGGCAGTTGCCAGTTAACGTTAATACAGCTATGTTGCCGTTTGAAGCATTCCAATTGATATTACTAGAATATGTTAAGGTCTGATAACTATCTGTATACAGATCGAAGTAAGTTTTACTGATAGCGGATGATGAAGTGACTGGATTATTAGGTAACCCAGTTATATCATTACTTTGCATGTTTAGAGGGTTTAAAACCTGCACTGCGGTTGAATTATACGCAGCTAAATTGTTGCCTAATAATGTTCCACTGGTTGCGCTAACATTACCGCCTGTACTTGTGATATTTCCACTAGCAATTAAGCTTGTTACATTTAGTGTAGAAGCTAGATTTATTAAAGGATTACCTAAGACTCCATTAGCATTAGAAATTGTTAAATTAGAACCTACTGTCAATGTTCTACCGACATAACTATTGCTACCCGTTCTCGCCATCAAGCCAGTGGATGCGAAAGCGGATAAAGCTTGTAGTTCTGATCCCAATGTCAAATTTATTGTGCCACTACTAGTAATAGGAGATCCCGTTACTCCTAATCCTGTACTGCCATTAATACCTACAGAAGTAACTGTTCCGCCGCCTAAAGTAACCCAAATACTTCCATCAAAACCTTCAAATTTAGGCATATTTACAAACTGGTATTAAGCCTTATCATGCCTGCGGTAGGAGTAACTGGTCTTTGTAATGTTGTTCCAGTTGGAATTGTTACTGATGCCGTGCCAGGTAACACAGGATTAGCAGCAATACTAATTGTCGCAACTCCACCAGTAACACTTACAGCAATTTGATTTGTTGTACCTAAAATTGAAGTAAAAGAGTTTTGATCTGTTTTTGCAAAAGTAAAACTATCCGTGCCTATAGTAGTTATTGTCGATGTTAGCATCCACAAACTAGCTGCTGATGTTGTACCGCTAATAACGGATATTGTATCGCCTCGCACTGTTTGTGCCACTGAGTCATAGTCTGCAACTCTAGTTAATATCCAGTTTGTACTAACAGAACCAATGTTAGTTACCGTATATATACCATTTTGAAATCCTGTAGACTGATCTTTTACTAGCACTCTATTGCCTACAGCTAATGCTACACCGTCAATCGTTAATGCTGCTTGAGCACCAGAGTTAGTAAGTGTAGCACCTACTCCAGACGTACCATTAGCATAAGTAGCTGTTAAATTAGCAATAGTCGCAACTAAACAAGGTGAGACAAGTCTTATAGTATTTAAAACCCAGTTTTCGGATGCTAGTGAATACCAGTTTACACCATCATTAAATTCTTGTTTACCAATAGATACGGGTAATTGTGCCATTTTAAACTCTTTTTCCTAATTAAATTTCTATATTATATCTTATCATACCTTGCACTGGAAGCAAAGGTCTTTCAGCTATGTTTCCAGTAGGTATTTTCATATGACTTTTACCTGCAAAAGTAGGATTTGGTGTAAAAACTGTTACGATTATATCACTGCCCATATTAGTACCAATCACATCTCCTGCTACACTTAAATTATCAATACGTGTATTAGCATTATCAGCCGAGCTTTGTGCAGCTGTAGCAAGTGCAGCAGCAGCACCTATTGCTCCTGTTATTTGAAAACCGATACCTGTAAACGGAATAACTGAAGGTACATAAGGGGCCATTTGTGCAGTAAAATATGAAATAGATGTAGATATTGCCGCAGCCTCTGCTGCTGCTGCTTCTGCGGTTGCAAAGGCTTTTGTCTCGGCTATTTGTATTTGTAAAGTAAATGGATCTACATAATCATCAATAAAAGGTGTTCCGCCGCCAGAGGCAATGCTTATTATACCAGTCAATGCAGCACTTTTTAATATTCCTCCTGACAAATCAGATAAAGCTTGTGCGTTAGTTAAAAGTGAATTTGGTGTATTTAAAACATAAGTTGCACCCATTGGACACAATTCTAATAATGTTTCAACAGGTCTATTATTGATATCGCCTAGCCATACATAGCCATAGGTCAAATCAGGCAATGCTGTAATCGGAATAATAGTAAGAGTACTAACAATACCAGCAGTATTAAACATAAAACCATTAGCTAAAGAACTTAAAACTTGTGCATTAGGTGTGTTATTGTTTGGAAACCCTAGAATAAAAGACGATGCTGACAACTCCTCAACATCTTGTCGTAAATCAATTAAATCAAGACGTATGTCAATAATTATAGGTGATGGGAGCGAGAAATTCCGATAATCACCAATCAACACATAATCAGTTTGGATAGGTAATTTACCCGTTACTGGTGATATAAAATTGTGTAATATATCAAAATTCATGCCATTAAATGTCCAAGAAAGGTTGTTATATTATCAATATCCTCATTATATGCGCTATTAGCAGTGCTTGCCATATAATTCAAAAATGAAACATCACTATTATCAAGCTCAGTATTAAGGTTAGGGTCAAGTAGCGGCTGGAATCTATAATAATAAAGTTGCTCTAAGGTGCGTTTTGATTTTAATCTTAAATTAAAATCTACAGACTCTTGACCACCAGTAGAAGCTATGTCGTATAAACTGAATATATCGTTTATTGCGCTATCTGATACGGTTGCTTGTTGAACTGTTGGGTGAAAGCCCATGTTGCCGATACCTGTACCAAGAGATAATACGCAAAATCTATTGGCTAAAGGTTTTATTACTTTACCTAAGGATAATGCTACGTCAGCAGGATTATTTTGGTAAATACCACCGTCAATATAATCGTGTCCGTTAAAAGTATGTTTTGGTAAATAAACAGGGGCTGCCGATGTTGCCCGAGCAACATTAACTATAGTGTCATTTTGCCCTTTAAACATTAAGTCATTATGGTTAGAAAAGAACAAATACTTACTCGTATCTTTTTCATAACTAGGTATTAAAACAGTTGTTTTTAAATTATTTAATGTATTAACGCCAAAATTATCAACTAATGTCTGTTGAAGTATATTGTCCCCATAATTACTATTGCCAGCATCGGGGGCGCATGCTGATTTATAAAAAGGATCATTTTGTATGATTAAAGCTATTTTAGTAAGAAAGCTAGGGCGACTTGAATCGCTATCTGCATCACAACCTATTGGTACATTTCTTGTAGTAAAAATTCTTTTAGCTTTTTCAAGAAAAAAAGGTTCTAAAAACTCGGGACTTCTTCCATGAGCATAACCTAGAGCTTGTATACCACCAATACTTGTACCAGATATGACATCAAAATGTTTCCATAACTCACTAGAGCTAATACCCCATTGTTGAATAAATCTTTGTAACCATTTTAAAGATAAATATCCCCTGACACCACCGCCATCTAGAGATAATATTCGTACTGTATTCGGATCACTCATTAAAACCCCTTTTACGTATTATTAGAATTATTTTATACGAATTGTCCAGGGGTAAATGGCCTTGGGTTAGCTACAGGTTTAGGATCATCTTTTATAATAGGTGTTCTTAACTGTTCTTGAGGGACATCTAAATATTTTTGCCCTACCCATAAACCCGTCCATATTTTACCATCACCAGCCCATTCATATTGTTTATATAATTTCTCAAACATCTCGCCTGAGTAATCACACTGATATCTGCGTTTTTCAATTTTCATAATAACTACCTATATCGTAGTTTATAGACAAATTAACATTTTCACTATCATTAGCAGTCGCAATACTAAATGCTTGCTCATATTCATTCTTCATCTGATCAGCTAATGGTGGATTATATTTAATAGCAAGCATCCAAGTCAAGCCCCAAGTAAGAGCTGGAAGCATACGAGAAGGTATATCTGCTATATTATAGAAACCACCTGCATCTTGCATTATATTAACATAAGAATATTGAAGAACTTGGTAATTATTTGTTGGTGGATACCATATATTTAATATAGGAGTAATTTGCTTATTAAAATAATAGCAACTTGGCTTACCTTGAATAAACTTTTGAGAAAATGATAAATAAGTATCTCTACTTACAGAACTCAATTTTAAATCTGTTATGTTGGACGTCAAATAAATTTCTTGAATATCAAGAGTTGCACCACCTATTTCTCTAATACGATATGTCATAGTATTAGCCGGTAATATAACATCAAACCATACTGCTACTCCTGCTGTAAATGTTTGAGGTGGAATAGTCATTAAAGTTGCCCAAGCAAGATTATCATTTGAAGTTTCTACAAGCAATGTATACAAAGTAGTAGTATTTGATTGAATGCCGATAAAATTTATTGTTTGTGATGCTCCCGCGCCATACGAATAAGAAATATTCCCGTTAATAGCGTTCTGAGTACAAGCTGTGGTCGAATTGCCGTCAAAAGCAAATAAAGGATTACCACCGCCACCATTATCATAAGTAGCGAGTGTATTTGATTGCGGTGTTCCATTTAATTGCCTCGTAAATTGTCGTAAATTTACCTGAAGAATATCCGTAATTGTAGAATTCATTGAATATTGAGATTGACCTGTATCTAATGATAAATATGCAGTACTTAATGTCCATAAATTTATAGACTTACTTATCCAATCTAATAATAAAAGATTTAAACTTCTTTTTGCTGAATTTAATTTTACAGGTGCTAATTGTTCTGCTGATATGCCGATACGTTCAAAACACTCAGTTATTAACTCATCATTCTCTAATGCTTGAAAATTATATGTAGAGGAAGTTACTAAAGGCATTATTTACCTCTAGATCTAAAACTTCTTAATGTTTTTGCAAGATTGGCTTCTTTGCGAATTTTTGTACTTTTGGAATGAAGAGCTTTATCTAATTTTGTTTCAGATATAGTTTTTCCCTCTTTAATACCTAAAGATTTGTGTAAACCACCTTTATTTTTTATAGCTTCTTTTATCCAATTTTTATTCATTTTTAACTCTGTGAAACTTCAATAAAAGTAGGAGTTGTGTTAATTCCCGCAGCTAAATAAACAATTACCGCAGCATATGGATATGTTGTTTGAATAATAACACCATTATTTAATTGCACTTGTGTAATAGCAGCTAAAGCAGCACCAGTAACGGGTAATGAAAAATAATTACTAGGTCGTGTTGCGTAAGTTAAGGTTGCTACTTGCAATGATGTAGGAGCAGTATTAGTTACTCCATATATTATTGCTCCACCAGCTGCCCATTGTCCACCAGCTGTAATAGAATTTAACAATACACTATAAGTATAATTTGAATGAGAATCACCCATTCTACTATTACCATCTTGTAAAACTATAGCTACATTATAATTTGATCCGATAGTAAATGCTGCTACAGCTGCTATACTAATATTCACACTAATAATAGTATGGAATAAATTATTAGTATAAACTGTAGCAGCATTTGGACCAGTTATAGTTTCTGTAATAATTGTCCCATTATACGTACCGACTATTGTAAAACTAGCACCTGATATATTTCCCCCACTAGTAAAACTTAGACCAGAAGCATATCCGTTATTGATAAACGAAACTTGTCCAGTTACACCTGATGCTATCGGTCCATTCAACACTAATCTTCCAAGTGCACCAATTGCAAATGTGCCAATATTAGCAACACTAGATGCTACTGTAGGTATATTAACTGCTTGTCTAAAAATAGTCATTTATTTCTTATTATTTGGTTTACTCGGTTCTTTTTTAACTTCCGTTTTCTTAACGCCCTTTTTAGGGGCGTTTTTAAAAAGAATATTGGCTAAAGCTCTACTATGATTTGCCATAATTATGCTCCAACTTGGAATACACTGCGCCAGTTAGATACCCCAAAACAATATCTTTCTTGAGCAGCAAACCAAATACTTCTAGTTGTATTATCCATCCAGCTCCAATTTTTGATCTTTTCACGCTCATAATGAATAAGACCTCTTTCAGCATCCGTTAGAATATATGACGCCGTATCGGAAGTAATAAACGGATTAATAGAATATCCCTTAGGGAAACAGCTATTTGAATATATAGCATTTGGATCATTAACACCAGCAAATGCATTATTATTAACAGTTCCTATAGAAGTTTTAAATTGACTACCTAATATAATGCTAGCAGCTGCCCAATTAGCTGATCCTGTAACTAATTTCACAGGTTTAACTTGGGAAAAGATACCACTTAATTGTTTAAACTGACCTATTTTAGCTATTGCATTTTGAATACCGACCTCACTTAATGCAACATTTGTCATATTACTTGATGTTGTACCACCATCAATCGGGTGAGCAACAGAAAATAAATTAACACCATCGGCAGTTTGCGTAACATTTCCTAGATTGAATATATTTGCAGCTATTTGATTTTTTGTCGCACGCAAAGATTGCGCCATAGCAGTCAGTTGTTTAGGGAATAAATTTTTATACAAATTATCATTCATTGCTTCATCAGTAATACTAAATGAAGTTCCGTATGTTTTATGTTTGTACATTGTCTGATATCTAACAGCCATAGAATCTTGACCGATTGACATACCCTCAAGTTTTTCAGTAGCAGGCCCTAAAGCTTTAATTTCGTCTTCAAACTCAAATGCTCTATCTGAATTATATGTTTCAAATAATTCTTTCCATAAATCAGGATAATCATTATACAGACCTATTACGGCATTAAGCCCTGGTCTAAGTAAATTATATATTGATGCAGTATTTATTGCCATTTTATTTAACCTTTATTTTTATATTTTAATTACGCTATAGTTACACCACTATTTCCTTGTTTGTTAGCATGTTTATTAATAGTTACTAACACATTTAGGAAAGGTGTATTAAAATAGTTACCTGCTACACCTAGACCTGGTTGACCAAAAGTACCTGGTACATTTCTTGGATCAGGGGTAAATCCTAATACTCTAAGATCACCACTTAATGCAGTTGTTCTTACATACTCATTTGCACCATTTGTTACAGATGGGTTTGCAGAAGTAGCCGCTAATGAAGGACATGCATAAAATGTAGAAATACCCCATGGATTACCATTAACCAAACCTTGGTTAGCTATAAGTGGATTATCGCGATAATCTGCATTAACACCATTTACTGTAATACCTGTCATAGTAGCACTATTACCTGCTCCTACAGTAGCAGCAACGTTATTACCCGTCATCAAAGTTAGATTACTACCTATAACACAACTTGCCCCTATTTGTGGGTTAGTAAGAGCTCCGCCAGTATCAGGCCAAGTAGCATCTTGAATTTGTAAACATGGTAAAAGCATAAATCTTGTAAGTGCTGCAAAAGGTGCACCAGTATATGTACCTAATTGAATGTCATAAATAACATAAGGATCATCAATTATTGATGCAATAACAGGACCTTTTGTTACAGTACCAGCTTGCCAATATTCTTGAACAACATAATCACCATTTGATGCGTAATATTCACATCCTTGGAAAACACCAACAACAGGTTGACCAGCAACACCATTTTGAGGAATTACAGTTGTAGCTGTACCACCATTTTGTAATGTAACAACTGGATTATATAACATGATCTCAGATTGCTCACCTTGATAACCATTTGCCACAACATTATATTGAGCACCCTGCGGTACATACATTACAGGATCACCTTTATTTAGCGAAAGACTGTTTGCACTTATAGTATAATTTTTATTTACCTTGATATCATCAACACCACTGATTTGATGACCATAAGGTCTTAGTCCAAAAGGACTATTTACGCCATACGCCATATTTTATTACCTTAAATATAATTGTTAAGAAATTTTGAAAATTATCTATTAAAGGTTAGATTAACCCATGAAGCTTTTAAACTTCCCATTTCACAATGGCTTTTAGCTTTTTACAGAGGGAAAGCTTAACTCAAAGACACCCTTAACGTTATGGTAAAACGAAACTCAAAGACACCCTTGTGAACCACTTTTCAGTTTCTTACTTCATAGCTTCTTATTACCACAGACAGCTCCATAAGCTTTAGACGATAGTCCCTACCGCATCTAATCTTTTATATAGTAATAAATAATCTTAATAATGTCAACAA